ATGTATCTCCCTCAACCAAAATTATTATTATTTTCGAAGTTCCCCCAACCAGAAACCCCAAAAATTTTTTATAATTTTTTTTATAATTTTTTTATAACTTTTAGCAATATTTTTTCAAGTAAAGGCAATAATTGGTATTAACTAAAATAGTATGCTATACTAGTTTTGTACAGTAAACACGCCACTAAAATATAGAACCACTCAATAATTGGTATTATGTTTTAGAATAATTGGTATTATGTTTTAGAGTGTGCTATGCTTGTATTATACAACTTATACAAGAGACCTTGGATCTAATTGATAAAGCGTTTCACAGAAGGCTTTAGTTAAAACATCTGTGTATATACCAATCCTTGAGTTTCGTGTGTAGGAACCAATTTGGGCTCTGAGCTAGGCACTCTCAACCCAGACCTTCTCCTGCACAAGAAAACAACTAACGACATCGGCTTAGGAAGAGTTAGGACTAAGTTAGAGGAAGAAACTATTGTATAGGCCTTAGAAGTAACTAAGGGTTCTCATAAGAGACTGACTATTAAACGAAGTTTTACTTAGTAGAATAGTTAGAGTAAGAAAAGAATTAAACTAAACTTCATACGTATGAGTTTAATTCGTTTAAACTCTCCCCCGAGCTTATAGAAGGGGGAAGAGTGCCCCTTTGTTAAAAAAGGTAAAAACAAGGACAAAAACAATGCCACGATTCACTGGTGGACATCCTAGACAAAAGAGAGTAAGACCTCTAACTATGAAGGAACATGCTGTTATTGAGGGTAAATTAAAGGGTAAGACTAATACTGAGATAGGTCTTACTGTTTATAATACCTCTAACCCAGTAAATGCTATGAATATGGTTAGCTCTGCCTTAAGACGAGTAGTTGTCCAGAATGAGATAGAGAAGCGTTTAGCCGCTCAGAATATCTATATTGACAGACATTTACAGAATATTGATAAATTAGCCTTTAATGCTAAGAAAGAGGACATTCGTCTGCGAGCTAGCCAAGATCTAGCTGACAGAGCCGGAGCACATTACAAGTATGTGGCTGAAGACAACAAGGAAGAATTAACCAACCAACTAACAGACGAGGCGTTTAAAGCTATTTTAGACAAACACGCTAGTAGCCAAGATAATAATCAAGATAAATAAATAAATAAAAATATGATAAAATTTAAAAAAGAAGAAGAAGTAGAAGAAGTAAGACCAAGAGCAGGTATGACCACCAATGGTTCAGAAGTAGTTCCTGGTGCTATATCTAAGAAAGGCGTTAGAGCAGCTAATATAGACGAAGTAGTCGTTGATGGTAAGTTGTTCAAGAAAGAAGCCTACCAAGAAAATGGTGCTACTCATTTTAAATTAGTAGAAGTTAAATAAGCTAGACCACACCTAACGATACACCTAATGAAAGGGAAGAAATCAGAACTACCAAACGGTGAATCTGAGGAAACGTTGGCCTTTATAGCAGAGGACGAAGATATCCGAGCTAAAAAAGCTGAGCAGATTATGGTTCTGAGAAAGATTTTCGAAGAAGACATTGTTGCTTATGCTGAATTTGTTTTTCCCCACCATTGTACGAAGCCGATACCTGGTTTCCATAAGTCACTTTACAAGCTGTATACGGACTTTACTAAGAGGAAAGTCGCTATAGCGGCGCCAAGAGGTCGATTGACCGAGGGGCGCGGTACAAATACCTCGGACGCATGGCCTCTTAACCTCCTTAATTCGGTGAATCTCCTTGCAAAAGGACAATACCGAGCGAAGCCCCATTGTTGGGGAACGTGTAACGACTAGTCGCAAGACGTAGGGCCGTATGGGCTCGAAACAGGAGGGCTAATTATATAACGAGAATACTATGAGTAAATCGCATGAATTTGCGTGGGCAGCTGGATTTTTTGACGGCGAAGGTTGGGTAGCAGTTCAAAAACGTGGTGGTAATAAATACCTTGGATATTATTTAAGGATTGGTATCAACCATGTTAAGAAGGACCCACTTGTGAAAATACAAAACATATTTGGCGGAAACCTACGTTTTGATGAAAATGTTATAGGTAATAGAAAACCAAGATGGGTATGGACATTATCAACTAAATCTGCGGCAGATGCTTTAATAAGTATGTTACCATACATGAGGAATAAAAATAGCGTTGCTGAACTCGGTTTAGAGTTTATAAACACTGTTGGCCTCACTGGGCAGAGAGTTAGTGAGTCTACACAATTACTTCGCGCTGCAATATCAGCTGAACTTAAAATAATAAATTCTCGTGATTAGCAAGATATAGTCTACTCCTCATAGTAATATGAGGTAGCAAAGCATGCAAAATCAACAGTTACTAACCTAATCTTTCTTTCTTGGGTGATTGCTTACCAAAAGGCGCATTTCATATTCATTATTTCTAATACCCTCAAACAGTCAACTTTGCATTTAGAGGCTTTGAAGTCAGAGATATCTTATAATAATAAATTCCAAATGCTTTATGGGAATTTAAGAACTGAAAAGTGGGCATCAGAGGAAATAGAATTAAAAGGACAAATAAAAATATTCGCTCGAGGCTCTGGGCAGCAAATACGTGGGCTCAAATATTTGAAATATCGCCCAGATTTGATTATCCTAGATGACCTCGAGGATGACGAGTTGGTCCAGTCTGCCGATAGGCGCGCTGGACTCCAACGCTGGTTACACTCAGAGGTGTATCCGGCATTGGACGTTGAAACAGGAAGAATCCTATACATAGGGACAATTCTTCACTATGATTCACTTTTAATGAAAGTGTTATCTCACGATATGTATCAAGAATGGGATAAGAGTTTATACAAAGCTATTATCTCAGAGAACCATGTTCTATGGCCAGAGCATTTAAACTATGATGCTTTAATGATAATTAAGAATGATGCTATAAAAAATGGTGTAGGACACTTATTTTATGCTGAATATCAAAACGAACCTCGCGATAGTGAAGACCAATTTTTCAAAAGAGATGATTGGAGATACTACGATGAGAAAGAGTTAGACGGTAAATTACTAAATACTTATATAGCGTCAGATCTCGCTGTCTCTCGCTCTAAGCAAGCAGATTACTCTGTCATTGTCACTGTCAGCGTTGATAGTGATGGCAAGCAATATATTAGAGAGATAAGAAGAGGTAGGTGGTCTCCAAAAGAAATTGTTGACCAAATGTTCTTAGCAAATAGTAAGTGGTCACCATCTAAGTTTGGTGTTGAAGATGGTATTGAATGGTTGACACTAAAGCCATATGTAGATGACGAGGTGTTAAGAAGAAGAACCTACTTACCACTAGAGGAATTAAAACATGGTGGACGTTCTAAGACAGAATCTCCAACTAGAATTAGAGGGTTAGACCCACTATACAGAACGCATAAGATGTTTCATTTAAGAGATGCTGAGGAAACAAAGTTGCTCGAAGATGAACTGTTTACTTTCCCATCTGGAAAGCATGATGATATTATAGATGCGCTGGCTTACATACAAGATATTAGTAAGCTACCAGGCGAGTCAACTCATGATTATGAGTATAATAATTTTACTGCTTATAACGCAAATTAAATAAAATGGAATACGAAAACAAAACAGACGATATAAGAAAACTTAAAACTATAGAAGCTAAGATTGATTATGTCGTAAACTTAAAAAAGAAGTACGAGACTACTACACAGAAGCAACGTGCTGAATGGAAGAAGTACGTGGATGCGCAAGAAGCAACATTCAATGGTGTTTCTATACCATTTCAATCTCAACACTTTGTTCCTAAAATATCTACAGCTGTATCTATCATGACTCCTATTGTTATAGGAAATTTTCCATCATTTAAAACCATCCCAATAGGGATAGAAGATGTCCCAAAGGCTAAGGTGATGGAGAAGATATTAAAGTATCAAGCTGACTATGAGCTTGACTTATATTCTCATGTTGTCCAGTGGGTAACACAAGGGGCACTACTAGGAACTTCCTATATGTATTCTCCATGGGTTGTTAGAAAAGATGAGAATGATAAGAAAATATTTGACAACATCGAACTCGAGGTTGTTTCTCCGTTTGATGTTTTTTATAATCCTTTAGTTCCTTCTATCGCTGAACTAGAGAAAAGAAATCTTCCTTTCATAGCTAGATTTTGGACTACACTAGATGATATAACATCAAACCCACTTTATAAAGATAAGGTTAAAATAAAGACAGAGAAAAAAGTTGAAGAGGGTGTAGGCTCACCAGACAATGGTTACGAGAGTTCAGACATATTAAACATACAACAATTCAATGAAGATAATTATTTGTATACGGATGTTAAAAAAATTGTTGTTTACTATTGTTGGACTAAAGATAAATTAATTGTTGTCGCACGTGGTGCTGATAAATGGCTTTTGTATGATGGCAAAAATCCTTGGGGTATAATCCCTTACACTGACTTCAAATGGGAAGTTGACCCAGTTCCTTCACGAGCTTTTGGTCGTGGCATTGGTAAACAAGGAATGGAAATCTCTGATGTTTATAATAAGTTGTTTAATCAGTTAGCAGACAATGTTCGCAATTCAGCCAACCAAATGTATCAACGAAGACGTGGTGCTCGCATTGACCCACGCCAACTAATCTCTCGTCCTTCTGGATTTATAGATGTTGATGAGATTGATAAGGATGTAAAGCAGATTGATAATAGAATTGATATTAACCCTATAGTTCAGTTACTCGCTATGGTTGACCAACAGTTCCAGGTGGCTACAGCTAATACTGATGTTGTCCAAGGAATATCTGGGGCAGACTCTGCTTCAGAAGCTATTATCCTTAACAGGAACTCAGCTCTCAGAATTGAGTTGATAAGAAAAAACTTTGCGATTGCTCTACAAAGACTTGGTAGACTTATTAAACATTTAGATTTACAGAACATCAAGGATTTAAAAATTATCAGAATCTTCAATGAGGAGTCTGAGAAGTTTGAATTGGAACAAATTAAGAAAGACCAGTTTCAAGGAGAGTATGATATTCAGGTTGAACCAGATGAGTCATTACTTGTAAATAAAGATATCATGCGTAAGCAACTACTTGACCTTGCTAACCTTACTAAAGACGATCCAGAAGCCGGTATCAACAGACAGCAACTTTATAGAGAAATAACTCGTGGTGGTGTTAGAGATGTTGAGAAATTTTTTAAGACACCAGCTGAGATAGAATCTGATAAAAAGAAAGCAGAACAGAACGCATTAATGCAAGGTGGTGGTATTGGGTTAGAAGCACAATCACAGGTAATTAATGGACAGATGTTACCAGCACCAGAGAATGGGCTGACAGATAAATCACAAATGCAACAAATAAATGCGCAAAATCAATTTTAAGAAGATACTTAAAAAAATAACAAAACACCTATGGAACAACAAATCAATAAAGAAAACTATAAAGAAGGTCTTGAGGAAAAGATAGAGGATAAGAAGTGGGCAGAGAAGTTTCTTAGGACAGATGACTGGAAAAAACTAGCTTCATTTATTTCAGATGCTTACCCACCAGTAAGCCCATATTCATTGGATACAATGGAAGAAATCAAGGCTCAGGGTGGGTATATCAAGGGACTAACATACCCAGAAACACTATTGCTAACTCTTATCAAAGAAGGAGATGAAGCAATGGAAGAATTAAAATCAAACCCCAGCGCAGAATAATTTGTGCTTTGGATAGGGGTAATGTGAGGTTATTAGGTGGCCACACACTGCCCCATTCCAGAGCGTAATATAATTAAAAGTCGAATATGAACGCAATGGTTAAAAATTAAAAAACTCAAAATCAAAATGGAAAAAGAAAATAAGAACAACCCTAGCGAGGTCCCTCAAGCAGACGCAACCAACGTTGATGCTGGAGGAGAAACTAATTTAGAGGCTCTTAAAGCTCAGATAGCTAGCCAGACCGCAACCCCTGAAGCCACAGGTGAAGTTGCGCCAAAGCCAACTCAGCCAGAAGAACCAAAAGTAGAGGCAACTACCAAGAAGTACGCTGGTAAATTCGAAAGTGATGTTGCATTGGAAGAAGGTTATGTAAATCTTGAGAAGAAACTCGGTCAGAAATCTGACTATGAGAGGTTAGGGGAGAAGTTACACAAGTACTCGGGTCAAGAGCTTGCACAACTTGAAGCAGAATTGGATTTAGCATCCAAGAATGTGACTCCAACTGAACAATCTCAAGATAACACTACTCATACTCCAGACCCAGAAGTAGAAAAGCTAAAAATGGAATTGCGAGCAATTAAGGCTGAAAGTCTTATGCGTAAACTTTCCGATGAAAAAGCTGCTCTATTTATGGAGAATCCAGAAGCCAAGAAGTATGAAAATACTTTAGAAGACTTATGGAAAAATGTTGACACAAAGAAAACCCTTAAAGAAATTTATGCGGATAGATTTGCATCAGCAGAGGAGGCTCTGAAGAGCATCTCAGAAGATAAGAGTAAAGAAGGATTCACTGTAGAATCATCAGTAGGTAAAGAGATTGGTTCGTTAGACGAACTTGATGTTTCTAAACTTACTGCTGCACAGCTTAAGGACGTGCTCCCTAAGCATAACAATTTTGCAGGGTAATCCTGAAAAGGTAAAAAACAAATGTCAACATTTCAAGTAGCAGAAACAACTACTGGCCAAATCGGTAATTTGATAATGTCATATTATGACAGACTATTGTTAGAAAAGCTAAGAGCTAATCTAGTAATGTATCAGTTTGCTGAGAAGAAACCGTTGCCTCTCCATAGTGGTCTTACTATCACCTGGAATCGTTATACTGACATGTCAGCTGCTTCAGCTTTGACAGAAGGTACAGTTCCAGCTCAGACAGTGACTTCAACCACGAAGGTTTCAGCAACAGTAGAACAGTACGGTGCTTACGCACAACCATCCGACTTACTACAAATGACAGCTATCGACAATCAAATTGAATCATTAATTGATTTGTTTGGTTATCAGGCTTCATTGACAGTAGATACTAGAATCAGAAATTGTCTGTTAGGTACATCTTCAATCCCATCAGGTGCGAAGTTACCACTACAATTCTGGCACTCTGGTACTTCAGCTGGTTATATCGGAACCCTATCAAGTATCTTAGGTGATATGGATATGGACACCAATAACCTTCGTGAAGCAGCTTTCAATCTTCGCAGATTGAATGTCCGTCCTTTCGAAGATGGCAATTTCGTAGCAGTAGCTCATCCAAATGTTATCAAAGCCATTGAGGCTGATACCGCATGGACATCATGGAATCAATACAATGCTAAAGAAACTATGTGGAAGGGTGAAGTTGGAAGAATTTACGGTATTCGTATCGTTGAATCTACCAACATGTACTCATCTACATCTGGAGCTGGAGCAAGCACAACCGCTTACTACACACCAGTCTTTGGTAAAGGATGTTACGCAGTTACTGAACTTGACGGTGGTGTAAAAACCTACGTTAAGAACCCAGGCAACTTCGACACAAGTAACCCTATCAATCAATATTCAACTGTTGGTTGGAAGATTAATTTCGCAGTTCAAGTACTACATACTTCCGCTGGACGTATCTTAGTAACAGCTGGCTAATCACTTGTAAGTTCCTCTGGCGTTGGAGCTCTACTCCAGCGTCAGGATGAACCTATAATTTAAAAACACCTATGAAAAAGATTTTAGTTACTGGCGGTCGAGGGTTTATAGGATCTCACCTCGCCAATAGATTAGATAAAGATGGTCATGAGGTTATTGTTTTAGACAACCTTTCACACCCATCAAGAGTAATACTTCGCCCTAGAATAAAATTTAGGTATGGAGATGTTCGCAGTAAGGAAGACATAGAACAACTAGTCAAGTGGTGTGATGTAGTTTTTCACCTCGCAGCTCAAATCCATGTGGACAAATCAATAAAAAACCCGCAAGAGACAATAGACATAAATGTCACAGGCACATTAAATGTTTTAGAAGCAGTACGCAAGTACGACAAGGAAATGATTTTTGCTTCAACTTCTGAAATATATGGTACAGCACAGACTGGCAAGATGAGCGAGGAACATCCACTAGACGCGCAGTCACCATATGGAGCGTCTAAGCTAGCAGCTGATAGATTATGTAAGGCATACCACAGTACATATGGAACGAAGGTAAAGATACTTAGAAACTTCAATACCTTTGGTCCAGGACAAGCAGATGGTGGAGAGGGAAGTTCATATGGAGCTGTTATAGGGATATTCACAAGGTTAGCACTAGCCAGTAAACCAATGCCGGTATTTGGCACTGGTGAACAAGCTAGAGATTATATGTATATAGATGACGCTATAAACGCATATCTACTAGTCCACGAAAAAGGGGAATATGGAGAAGAGTATAATGCTGGTACAGGGGTACCAATAACAATAAACAACCTTGTAGAGTTTATAGAAAATAATGTCTTACCAAATTCCGGTCATATACACGTAGAATCAAGACCAGGGGAAGTGAATATGTTATGTGCAGACGCAAGCAAACTAAGAGCTCTTGGGTGGAAACCAGAGAGAGTCACGTTTGAAAATAAATTAATGCGATTTATTAATAGTTATAAAAAATCATTAACACAAGGTTATGGAAAAAACACCTAAGAACAAAAAGTTTTCTATTATTATTCCAGTGTATAAATCAGAAGAATATCTGAAAGGTACACTAGACGCAATAGATGACCAAGATTACAAAGAGTACGAGAAAATAATTGTTGTCAACAAAGACAATAAAGAAGTTATAGAAATAGCAAAGAAGCGTAAGTGTGTGCTTGTTACAATAGACGAAGATAAAGGAGCACCATACGCAAGAAACAGAGGGGCAGAGGTAGCAACTGGTGACTACCTAATGTTTATAGACCCAGATGTTTATTTGAACCCAGGTATTTTAAAAGTGTATGAAGAAGAATTTAGAAAACATCCAGAGGTTGGGTTTGTCTATACATCATACGAAATAATAACACCACCTGGTGTACAACCACAGTTTATACCTGCTAGAAAGTTTGATAGGTATCACCTTACTTGTAATAATTTTATCTCTGGGGCAAACCCATTAAAGAGAGAGTTATTTAAAGGACAGGACGAAAGTCTAAAGAGTCTACAAGATTGGGATATGTGGCTTACAGTTACAGAGGACGGAACAATTGGACACTTTATAGAAGAGTTCATAGGTTTTAAAACAGAACCACCAAGAACTGGTTCTATATCAATGGACAGCTACAATAACTGGATTGAACGCAGAACTACTGTAAGAGAAAAGCACGGTATTAAGGATAGGGATATTGCTGTCATATCAATGGGAGCACCTGTTCATGGGTTGGCTACAGCTAAGATATTAAATGCTGATTTTTACGACCACCCAATACATAAACAGAATAATTATAAGTTAGTTTATCTATTAGGATTTTACCCAACTGGGGCAGAGAGCCATATGCACGCTCTAATGGATAATGTCAACAAGGATTGTAAAAGATTAGTTCATTGGATAGGAACAGATGTTTATCAAATGTGGCACAACACTTCTTACGCTGGAGTGTCTGACCTAAAGAAAATGTTTAAGAAGTTAAACGTTACTCACTGGACTGAATATATTACGACACATGATGAAATGAAGGACATGGGGTTTAAGACAGAGATTGTCCCCCTACCTTGTGAGAAGTTATTTGAACCACACGCATTACCAGAAGAGTTCTCAGTTGGAGTTTATATAAACCCAACTCAGAATATGTATTATGAGAATGAGATGTATGATGTGGCACGAGCGATGCCTGATATAAAGTTTAAGTTCTTTGGAGATAAAAATAAATCTGGTAGGACAGAAGAGAATTGTGAGTGGGTAGGATGGGTTGATATGGAAGAATTTATAAACAACACGTCTTGTTTACTACGCGTTACTGTCCATGATGGCTTGCCACTAGGACCGGTTCAGTTCTTTATGAAGGGACGAGATGTGGTTACCAATGTCAATTTGGACTACGCCTACATTATCAATGAGAAGGAAGGAGCAAAGTCAAAGAGCCAAATTCTCAAATCAATTAGAGAAATAAAAGAAAAGGCAAAGGTTAATGTTGAAGCATCAGAGTATTATAATAAGCTAATGGACCACAACAAGTTCAGAAAGGCGGTATATGCCCAAAAAGCCTAATATAAAAGAACCACTTATATCAGTGGTAATGCCTACTTTCAACAATGACTGGTGTATATCAGACGCTATTCGTTCTATAA